CCTCCAGTGCCGCCGCCTCCTCCAAAGCACGATCCTTGTCCACCATTACCTGAACTTCTAGTCGCACCACAGCCCATCGCCTCACCACTGCTGCCACCCGCTGCTGTAAGTGTTGTTCCAGAAACTGAGGATGCTGTTCCTGTATTGCCGATAGTCATACTGCAAGCCCCGTCGCTAACACTGGCCCCACCAGCGCCACCAGTCGCCGCTAACTGAAAGATATTCCCATTACCGGAAATCCCAACCTGATTGGCTACAGCATTTACAACCGCTGTACCACACCCTGCAAAGTCTGCGGCGGCCAATGTTTCAGAACCGGCTGCCGTCAGTAAAGGAAGTCGTAATCCTGTTGCTGACACAGCCGCGCCATCGCTAGACGTTGTGTTGGATGTTGGGTCAAAGTTTTCACCCCGGTACGCACCCCCCGTTAACCCGCTACAAGTCCCAGAGGACATAGACAAAGTGCCGTTGATAACGCAATCACCCTGCACATAGATAAACAAGCCGCGAGAATCTCTATCCACAGTCATCGTATGACCAGCACTCACGGTAAGTGTGGTGTACTGTTTCAGCGTCATGTCTTTGGTGGTACCATTGACTGTGAAAGTTTCATCCCCAGTTGTCGTGTTAGCGCCATCAGACCCATCACCAAAATAGTTCCCACCACCAGCCGCCGCCGCCATCAATCCAATCTTACTCGCTCCTAAAGGCATATCATTTCTCCTTAGGCCATGTCAGCGCCAGCTTGAAAACCGTACCATATAGTTCCAGCATCTAGCGTAAAGAAGGTGTAAACATCTATTTTTGCAGCGCCACTCGTAACATCTGGAGCAGAACCACCAGCCCAATCAACAGATGCAGGCCATGCAATAGTTCTATCTGAAGAATCCTGAGTCCAGATTAAAGTAAAAGAACAAGACTTTCCAGTAGGAGATGGATTACTAAAGGTAAAAGTAGTATTTTGGTCTGCTGTTAAAGTAAATACATTACCTGTTGTTAAATCAATATCTACAGTAGCTGCAGCAGCTAAAGCAACTTTAGTTTCTGAGTAATCTTTTATTTCAGGTCTTTGTAAAATTTTATCAGCAAAATTAACAGTTGCTGTACTAGAAGCAGCAGTTACTGCTTTAGACGCTTCAACAGTTCCTAAAGTAGTAACATCATTATAATTTAATTCGGCAGTTGTGCCAGTATACCCATCAATTAAATTTAACTCAGTCGCAGTTGCTGTAACTAATGTACCACCAAGTTTCAACCCATTTGTTCCGTCATGCGAAGCAACATCAAAGTCATACGCTCCATCTTCAATCGTAACATTTCCACTAGCGTCTGCTGTTAATACTTTAGACTCTTCTGATTGACCTAGCGTTGTAATATCAAGATAGTTTAATTCAGTGGTAGTAGCCGTACACCCATCCAACAGATTCATCTCTGCACCATCTGCCGTAACAGCAGTAGTGCCAGAAAGACCACTAAATTGCGCCTGCAATACAGATTTTATTAATCTAAGATGATCGTCTCCTTGTGAGATAGCGTCAGTGGCAAGCGGATTAGTAGCGACTAATTGGCTAATATATGTTGCAGATTCTAGTCCCATGATAACCCCCTATGCTAATTCAAATATGCCACTGGCACTTGGTGTGACAGTGAGTGTATTATCTTCTGCTAAAGTAAACTGAGATGTAGTCAGTTTAGAAAAGCATACTAATTTACCACCAGACTGATAAACAACTGCGTATTTAATATTCGCAATTGTTCCGCCAGTAGCGGTCCATACAACAGCAGTTGAATCAAAACGATACTTATCAGTTGCAACAGAAGCCCATGTCCGTGATGTAACGGATGCACCTCCAGTCGTATAACCATTGCCATTAGCAACCTCACTAGCAAGTGAAGCATATGTGGATAGCGCTGCATTATTTACATTAGCGCTACCTGCGCTTGTATGAAGTGATAAATAGAAACCAACACTTGTACCGTCTAAATCAAACTGACCATTGCCTATGTATTCCCTAAAGGAATTGTAAAAACTCCAAGCAGTAGCCGCCATTTTATACTACCTCCTTAATTTTTAATGAATTTGGATTCTTAATTATATGTGAAATTAGGCCATCCCCATGTACAGCCAGATCATAATGTTCGCCAGTTTTAGAAATCATATCAACGAACTCTTTTGCCTGATGGTAATTCGCCGCAGTACAAGTAAACTCTCTTCCAGCTACTGTGACATCTATAACACCTTCACCATCATTTTCAGGCTGATCATAAGCATGGTGATCTGTCATAATACAACTATCGAAACCATACATTTCAAACTTATGAAACCCCAGCATTCTTAACATATGAACGGCTCTTAATGCAATTGTAGCGCCGCCCATTACAGGGTAATAATCATCCCCGTAAACCTCCTTTAAGAGATCAAAATTTTCATCTCCAGCGCAATGCCATATCCATACTTTATTATCCTTAAGATTTTCAAATACAGACGGGTGACACTGAGACGAAATAAAATATTTACAATCCTCAACTAATGGATATACAAATCTGTTGTTAAACTCCCTGCTATCCAGCATTACCATTCCTGAAGGAGTAAGACCATTATCCATACAATATTTATGAGAACCATTAACCGTAATTACAGGCATTCCGTTTTGTCGTTTTTCTAATAGATCGGGAAAAGTATCCTTTAATGTAGGGCCACCAAGCGCAATGCCTATAGTTTTTTCCCACTGAGTTTCATACGGCTTTACTTGTGGCAACCCTCTTTTTATATTTATTCTTATATTGTCTCTTATTTTATCTTTATCTTCATTAACGCCACAAATTATTTCTGGTATAGGGCGTAATTTTTTTACTTCTATAGCTGGTGGTTCTGAATTAACCCCCATTTGTAGTGCCTGCATTTAACTAGCCTCTCTGTTTGTCTACAATTACAATACTCACGCTGCTGTAAATACCATTCTTACCTCAAGACCTAAAGTGTTAGTAGCTACCGCATCTACATCTATCCTGAGAACGTCTCCTGTAGAAACATTATTATTTCCACTAATCACAGGAGGGGTAGCAGCGGTGCTAGAATCTTTTTCATTAAGGTCAATAGTTATGGGAGTAGACAATATATCCTGTGCATCAGTTAAATTATGTATTTGGACATTTGTTATACTCCCACCAGTTCCTACAGTATAAACATGAGCGTTAGCAGAAAGCAAGTTTTTTCCATCAAGAGTAGATGGTATAGTAACATGGGTTGCCCCATTACCAACAGTAGGCCCTATGCCATCAGCAACACACTTTACTATTAAAGTTCTATTCTCAAACTGCTGTATATCTTTAGGGTATATAGCTCTAGAGACACCAGCAGAAGTATCATAAAACATTAGCTTATCTGTTGTAGAGCTAATAGTATCTACTGTTCCAAGATTTGGAACAACTTCTTGTTTATTATTATTTAGATTGTTGAAATTAGCATCCGCTTCGCTGAAAGTAAGCGGACTTCCTTTGTCTTCTCTTAATACAATTGTTGCCATTATTCTCCGCTCACGTATCCTGTGGTTACATAGTAATTTTGAAAATAAGGCATCACCCCGTATGGGAAAGTTCTAGGGCTTTTCTCATAGAACGCCCTTGCATTGGTCATTCTATAGGCTACTCTCCTAGGAGAATTATTTTTTCTACCTCCGATGGTGAATTTTCTAGCCATGAATAACCCCTAATCTCATCTTAATGCCTCACTCTTTCCCACGTTTTTTAAACTGAATTGGGCCAGGCATTAACCATGAAAAAACCATGGGAACTATTACTATCAATATCAAAGCCCAACCACCCATTTCTATTAAGGAACCCAACAGACTCCAAAAATTATCAGGACTGCACATCGTTCCCCCCCCTATTTCTGTCAGGAATTGGGTGTATACCATCTCTGTCGTTACATCCCCCACAAAGGCACCCGTCATGGCACCCAGTATTGGTGCAAGAACACCCCCACTGGATACAGTCCCCACAACG